TCTGCTTTAGTTTCCTTTCTCAATTCGTCTTTAAATGTCTCACGACACATAAAGTACCGAGGCAGGTACGTCAAGTCTTGAATCACATTATTTTCTAATGAAGCTATCATATCTTCACCTTCTTTCGTAATCGTCTTATTTTCGAAATCAAAATACGTCGCTTTTTCTTTGTCCCACCCGTAGCCGTTACTAGAATCTTTATTCAAAGGTCCTATGAAATCGTTGCCAAAAGCAGTATCTTCATCACTGATGTGCGTAAACGTTGGAATTAGCGTGTGTATGTAGCTCTTGATGAAATCCAGCTCTGACTGTGTCACATCGCCTTGGTGTGAAAAAGTTTTCTTTGAAATCTTCTCCAGCAAGGTTTTCTGTGGTCCAGCCGCTCTAAAATTCGGAGGGATCTTACGATACACGTTAAGTCCTGATTTTGATAAATCGTTCATTAACCGCGCCATGTCTGGGTTGTAATCCGTATGGAAAGCTGTTTTCTCAAGAGTGGTTTCCGTATTAACTTGGGAAGGTGTTATCTGCCCCTCGTCGTAACGTAGCCTCACGCCTGAAAAGCCAGGTATAACTTCATCGTCGATGTCAAATTCGCATCCCGTAGCTCTGTCGATCATCGCTTCTCGAATGAGGGTTCGTGTTTTGCCGTAAGGCTTAACCATAAACCCTTCTTCACCGTCTCCGGCTACGTGAAAAGCAACGATACCACCAGCTTCTGAAGCTAATATGGTTCCGCACATGCCTTCTCCTGATAGGGGGGAAATTAATCCCGCCCACGGCTCATGAGTTACATTTCCGGGAACCTTAATCAGTCCTGTTGGGTTGTCCTTTGTTTCTTTGTCTCGTTTAACTGTGTAACCTTCGTAACTAACTGACTCCATATTTGGCTTGATAGTCAAGAACATCTTGACCTCCACCATGCCCATAGAGTTAACTAGCAAAAGGTCATTTTCTTTGTAGTCGTCTGATATGAATAAGTTGCGACAGATTTTGTACAATGGTACGCTGCCATCCATAACCCACGCCGCCAAATCGACGGTAGGGAATGGCGTGGGTTGCGTCAATCGCACTTTCTCTGCCTCAATATGTCCGTTTTCGAAATGTTCTAAACTTTGATATATGTTGATTCGCGTTCCAATTCCTACTTCCAAATGAAATGGTAGGAGTATCTTATTTCCGCTAACAACACCATGCGAGATGACGGTGCTACCGTCGTTCTCGCAGACCTCGATCAACTTGACAAACTTTCGTATGCTAGTTAATCGAGTTCCCTGTGGTTTGTACTTATTTCTGATTCGTGCTGGAAAGTCTTTGTAAACTTCAGCGACTCGAGAACAAGCCGCTTCCATGTCTCGTTTCATTTGCTCGTTCGCTCTAATTTGATAATTATCATAAATCTTTTTAAGCCCAAAACCAACCATAACAGCGCCTAA